GGCTGGGATCGTGAGTTACTTGAGGGTCGTACTAAACAAAGTCGCGAATGGCGCGAAACTAAAGACGAGTGGTGGAGTAAACGCCTAAAACAAGACATTACACCACGTTGGGTCCTACAGTATTGGGGCACAGAAGTGATACGCAGGGGATTTCATAACGATATGTGGGTAGCTAGTTTAGAGAACAGACTACTACAGAGTAAAGACGATATTGTTATTACCGACTGCCGGTTTCCAAATGAAATTAAAGCTCTTAAAAACATTGGTGCTAAAGTGCTTAGAGTTAAACGTGGCCCAGAACCAGAATGGTACGAGCATGCTAAGAACTACAACAAAGGTCAAAAACGTATCGGCTGGGCGTTGGGTAAACATGCTCTAGACGATGCAGGCGTTCATGCTAGCGAGTATAGTTGGGTAGGTAGTAAGTTTGATAAGATTATTACCAACGATGGTACCATTGAAGACTTGTATGAGCAAATAGAAGAACTATTAAAAATCGGGAACGAGGTCACCTTGGCGCCAGCCTAGTCCATCTTTGGCTACTTCATATTGGCAGTTAGCACATATAGTTTTTAAGTTGGATCCACTATTATTGTTGAGGTTACCGTCAACGTAGTAGACAAATAATTGCTCCTTGTACTTTGCCTTAAAGCCGCACTTTTCACAGTGCGGTTTCTTTTTGTAACCTGCCTTATGCCAACTAGGTATAGGCGCAGGCTTATTTTTCTTTTTACGAATACAACTATCACATCGAGTCCTATAATATGTCTTGTCGAACAGCTTATAGTTGACTGCACAGGGCTTTTTACCACAAACATCACATAATTTTCTGTATTCCATACCGTATTTAGCTAATAGCAGAGCGCAAACCTTTTAAAGGGCGGCTTAGACCATTGATTTAACCAAATAATTATAAATAGTTTAAAGTAGTAACATTTAAAGAGGAATACTTAACATGGCAGTCTTAACTTCACCTGGCGTATCAGTTACCATAATTGATCAAAGCCAATACGTATCTACACAAGCTGGTACTGTTCCGTTTGTTTTACTTGCTACAGCGCAAGATAAACTAGCACCTGGCAATACGCTAGCAACTGGAACAACTATTGCAAATGCAGAAAAAATTATTACAGTTACCAGTCAACGTGATCTGGTTAATATTTTTGGTAGTCCTAATTTTGAGCTTGACGCGGCAGGTAACCCAGTTAATGACAGTCAGCTTAATGAGTACGGCTTATTAGCTGCTTACTCAGCACTGGGAGTAACAAATACAATTTATGTACAACGTGCCAATGTTGACCTGGCTCAACTAGCAGGTACAAGTACTCGTCCAACAGGTACAGCAACCGATGGTACATACTGGTTAGATACTGCAACCGGTAGTACATCATGGGGGGTGTTTGAGTGGTCGCAAGAAGACGGATTCCTTAACCAACAAGGCAACATCGCAGTAATTACTGATACTGACTATCTAACTAATGGCGTTCCACTGAGCTCATTTGGTTCAATTGGTAATTATGCTGTAGTTGGTACAAGTTCAAGTAATCCTATTTACTATAAAGGCTACGACAACGCTTGGGTATTAGTTGGTAGTGACGGCTGGAAATCAGTAGTACAAACAATTACAGGGTCAGTGGCTAGTCCAACTGTAACTGGCGGTAGTCAAATGATTATTAATGGTAATACTGTTACTGTTAGTGGTACAACTGTAACCTCTGCAGCTAGTGCAATTAATGCGGCAACATTACGCGGCGTAAGTGCTCGAGTTAACAGCACAAACCAATTAGAAATCTTTGTAAATGGTAGTACTATTATTTACAGCAACGCAGCTGGTAACGTCCGTGGTGCAATTGACACTGCTACAAGTACAGCAGACAGACTGCAAATTATTACAGGTAACGTATTCTTAGGCAGCAACGTTGACTGCGCAAGTAATTTAGGTATTTTAAATAGTAACTTAGGCACAGTAAGTGGCGGTGGCACAACATACACTTATAACGGTCCTGCACTGCAATTTAGTAGTTACACAAATCCACCAGCATGGCGCTCAACAGATGTAACAACACGCCCAGATGGTTCTATCTGGTTAAAAACATCAGCAACAGGCAATGGTGCAAGTTGGGCTATCAAAGAATACGATGCTAACGTAGATAGCTGGACACAATTAGCAGCTCCGTTATATGCAACAGATGCCGCTGCAATTATAGCATTAGATCCAGTTGCTGGCGGTGCAGGTTTAGCCGCAGGTACAATCTATGTTAAATATGATACCTTAAGCACAGTTACAACTACATTTAAACCTTACATCAAAAATGTAGCCGGCATATTAACCCTTACTGGAACAGTAGCAGGCGGATCAGCAACATATACAGCCGCAAATAGCTTCCGATTAGACGTAAGTGTACCAGCAAGTGCTTCATTAGCTAACGCTACTGTTACATTAAGTAGCACAACTGCAAGTAGTTTAGTTGCTGATATTTTAGCGGCAGGATTACCCAACATTGCAGCAGGGATTAACGCAAGTGGACAGATCTTCTTGTCACATCTAGCAGGTGGCGTTATTTTAATTACGCAAATTACAGGTACTCCGTTAGCGACAGCAGGTCTACTTGCTGACAACCATGTTCAAATATTATCAGCTGGTGTGACATATCTAGCAAGTCCATTCACACCGTTGACTTACTTCTATGGTGACACTGCTCCATATAGCAACCCTTCGGAAGGTACATTGTGGTATTACAGTGATCCTACAGAAGTAGACGTTATGATGCATGACGGCACGGGTTGGAAAGGTTATCGCAACGTTTCAAACGATGCACGTGGCTATGACCTAACAAACACGGATGCAAGCGGTGTTATCTTAAGTGCTAGTCAACCAACAACACAAAGTGACGGTGCTAGTCAACTGGTAGCAGGTGATTTGTGGATTGACACAGGTGATTTGGCCAACTTCCCAGTACTATATCGCTACAATGGTATTGCATGGAACTTAATTGATAATACAGATAATGTTGATGCAGACGGTATTTTATTTGCAGATGCACGTTGGTCAGCAACTGGTAATGTAAATATTATCACAGACACGATCCCAGCGATTGTTGGATTAACTACTAGCGATCATTTAGATCCAGATGCTCCTGATTACCAACTATATGCACGTGGTACATTATTGTTTAATACACGTCGTAGTGGTTATAATGTAAAATCATTTAAAGCAGACTACTTTACTAGTGCAGAACTAGCCTTAGTTGGTAGTACAGAAGCTGATGCATGGGTAAGTTCTAGCGGTGAAGACCCAACTACAGGTATTCCGTACTTTGGTTACAAAGCACAACGTAGCGTGGTTACAGAAGCAATGAAAGCTGCGATTGCATCAAGCACAACATTACGCGAAGACCAAACACAGTTTAACTTAATTTGCTGCCCGGGTTACACAGAATTGATCCAAGACATGATTACATTAAATAACGATCGTTTAAACACAGCGTTTATTATCGGTGATAGTCCAATTGATCTACCATCAGACAGTACATCAATTGATAATTGGGCTCGTAACGTTAACTTTGCTGCAGACAATGGCGAAACCGGACTAGTAAGCCGTAGTGAATATCTAGGTGTTTACTATCCAAGTGGTTTAGCAACTAACTTAGATGGCAACTCTGTAGTTGTTCCACCAAGTCATATGATGTTACGCACAATGATCCGTAGTGATGCAGTTAGCTATCCGTGGTTTGCTCCAGCTGGTGTACGTCGTGGTTTAATTGATAATGTTAGCTCGATTGGTTATGTTGATCGTAACAATGACAACGTATATGTAAGTATTGGTGTTACAAATGGTCTACGTGATGTTCTTTATAGAAACAGCGTAAACCCATTAACAGTACTTCCGGGCGTTGGTTTAGTTGCATACGGTCAAAAAACACGCTCAGCATCAGCAAGCGCAATGGACCGTATTAACGTAGCTCGTTTAGTAGTGTACCTACGTACAGTATTAGCAAAACTAGCTGCACCGTTTATATTTGAACCAAATGATACTATTACACGTAGTCAAGTTAAAGCGGCATTTGATTCAGTATTTAATGACTTAGTTGCTAAACGTGGTATCTATGATTTCTTGGTAGTTTGCGATACAACCAACAACACTCCGTTACGTATTGATTCTAACGAGTTATGGATTGATATTGCAATTCAACCAGTTAAAGCGATTGAGTTTATTTATATTCCAGTGCGCTTACAAAATACTGGTGCACCTTTAACAATTCAATAATATACGTAGATAATGGGAGAGGCGACTCTCCCAGTTTACAACAGAAAAAATGGTAAATACTATAAAGTATTAAAAGGAAAATAAGATGGCAACATCATCATTAAGCAATTTTACAGTGCCGTTATCAACAAACCAAAGTGCCAGCTCACAGGGTTTGTTAATGCCAAAATTAAAGTTCCGCTTTCGCGTAACGTTCTTAAATTTTGGTGTTACACAACCGTCAACTGAGTTAACTAAACAGGTTATTGATTTTAAACGTCCGCAGGTAACTTTTGACCCAATTGAAATCCCAATCTACAACAGTAAGGTTTATCTAGCTGGTAAACCAACCTGGGCAGAATGCTCATGCAACCTGCGTGATGACGCCAGTGGCGAAGTTACTAAACGTGTCGGTGAACAGATGCAGAAACAGTTTGATTTCTTTGAACAGGCTAGTGCAAGTTCTGGCATTGATTATAAATTCCAAACTATTCTAGAAATTCTTGATGGTGGTAATGGTGCAAGTACTCCAAACATCTTAGAAACTTGGGAACTGCAAGGTTGTTACTTATCTGCAGCAGATTATGCCGATAATAACTATGCAACTAATGAACCAATGACAATTGCTCTAACAATTCGTTATGATAATGCATTACAAACACCTACAGGTTCAGGTATTGGTGCTTCTGTAACAAGAACATTTGGTACCGTAATTACTGGTTAATCCAGACGAAAATTAAACTAATACAAGCCCGGTTAAAATCCGGGCTTTTTTATCTCGATAAATAATGTATATAGGATAAGTTATGAGTCAGAATAATATTTGGGGCGACCT